CAGCTTATACAACAGGAGTTACAACTTCTGGTGTTCCAGGTAATGCAGGAGCATATACTCAAATAGAAGTTACAGCTACAACAGTACAAACTTTATATTATTATTGCACTCAACACTCAGGAATGGGTGGTTCGTTTAATGTTGGAAGTAGTTCAACAGTTCAATACCAAGATAGAGGCGGTTTCAGAGTTCAAAATTTATCAGCAGATCCAAGTTCAGCCAGCGTCGGTCAAGTATATTACAATTCAACAGTAGGAAAATTTAAATCTGTCGGCGAAGGAGTTGGAACATGGTCAACAGGTGGAGATTTAAATAACGGAAGAGGGCAAATAGGAAGTGCCAGTGCAGCACCTTTATCTACAGGATTTGGCTTTGGAGGTTGGGATGGACCCGCATCAGCGGTTAGAGCATATGCAGAACAATACAACGGATCTGCTTGGTCAGAAGGACCAGACATGCCAGGAACTGCAAGGTTAGCAGGAAGCTATGGAGTAAACACTTCAGCTTTATCTTGTGGTGGATCAGTAGGACCAAGTGGAGCACCTATTAATCCAGGCGCTTTTGAATGGGATGGTAGTTCTTGGTCTGGTGGTGGCGCTATGAATAATGCAAGAAGAAATACCACAGGTGCTGGAACTGCAGTGCCAGCAGGTTTAATATTTGGTGGTGGAGATAACCCAGGCCCGGCACAAGATTTTGTTGAAAGTTATAACGGAACTGCGTTTTCTGAACAGACAGAAATAAACACAGCTCGATTTGGTGGTACTGGAGCAGGAACTCAAACCGCAGCATTATTGATGGGTGGAAATACAGGACCCTCTATAATTGTTGAACAATGGGATGGTTCTAGTTGGACAGAGGTTGGAGATTTAAATACTTCCAGAGCCCTTTCAGGAGGACGTGCAGGAACTTATAATGATGCATTATCTTTTTCAAGAAATGATCCAGGATCAACTATGTTAAATGAAAAATGGGATGGGACAACTTGGACTGAATTAAATGATTTATCGGTATCTAGATATAATATGAGTGGCGGAGGACCTAGCTCTTCAAACGCTTTATGTTATGGAGGTTATGGGCCACCATCACCACAAATGGTATCAACTGAAGAATGGGAAGTCCCTGACTTCACAATTAAGACTTTAACAACAAGCTAAAATGATTTATAAACATATAAAAGGAGGAATAAACTATGGCATATAAATATTGTACAGCAACTAACTGGGGCAAAAACTTCTTTACTCATGAAGACAGAAGACAGTTTCACCTAGAAGGTCATCCTGGCGATGTTTGGGTTATAGGCGATAATCATTACGGTGATAAATGGATAAATAAAGTATCCGGTGCTATTAAAACAAAAGAAGAAGCACAAGCTATCGTAACTGCTGAGATTGAAGCAGCACAGGCTGCATACGATGCATTATCAGCTGATGAACAATCGCTTACATCTAGACCAGTTGTATATAATCTTCCATAGTATTCGCTATTATGGCTAGTTATAAAACAGAAAAAGGGTTCAAATTTCAAACCTTATCGACAGATACATTTGCTTCTGCGATAGAGGGTGGAACTTGGTCTGCTGGTGGTAATTTAAATACAGCAAGAGCATCTCAAGGAGGAGCAGGAACTGCTTCAAATGCTGCTCTAGTATTTGGCGGACAGACTCCTGGTAATACAGCAGTTACAGAAAGCTACAATGGTAGTGCCTGGACTGAAGTAAATGATTTAAATGATTCTAGACAGCTTCTAGGAGGCACAGGATCACAGACTGCTGCACTAGCTGCAGGAGGAAATTCTCCGCATGATGCAAGTGTTGAGAGTTGGAACGGTTCTTCATGGACAGAAGTTACAGGTTTAGGCACAGCTAGAAGAGGAAATAACGGACTGTTTGGAGTACAAACAGCTGCAGTTTTTTGTGGAGGATATCTACCTTCAGGTCCTGGAACAGGTAAAACTGAAAAATGGAATGGATCTGCATGGACAGAAACAGGAGATTTAAATACATCTAGATGGGCTTTTTCTAGTGGCGGAACAACTACAGCAGGAATTGCGTTTGCTGGTGAAGCACCTAATATTGCAGCAACAGAAGAATTTAATGGCACAGCTTGGAGTGAAGTTAATGACTTAAACACAGGTCGTGGTGAAGTTGGAGGAAGTGGCGGTCCAGGTTCTCAAACAAGTATTCTTTGTTTTGGTGGAGGATCTCCTCCAGGAGCCAAGAACGAACACTTTGATGGTACATCTTGGACTGAACTTAATGATTTATCTATAGCTAGAAACCAAGTAACTAAAACAAATATATCTTCTCCTTCTGCTTTATGTATTGGAGGAGGACAACCAGGGTCTCCATATAACGCCCAAACTGAACACTTCGATGCACCATCAGTTTTTTCAAAAGTTGATTTAGGACAAGTTTTTTATAACTCTACTGCCAATGCTTTTAAAGTTACAGAACAACCTATATCTGGTGGTTCATGGTCTGCTGGAGCTAACGTTAATACAGGAAGAGATAGAATTGGTGGAGCTTCACAAGGAACTCCAAGTGCAGGTTTAATTTTTGGTGGTAATAACTCACCTTACGCATACACAGAAGAATACAACGGATCATCTTGGTCAGAACAAAATGATTTGAATGCTGGAAGATATATTTCTTATGGTGGAGCAGGATCTCAAACAGCTTGTGTAACAGCTGGTGGTTATTATCCTTCAGGATCTCCATCTTATTCAACAGTTTTATCTGAAACTTATAATGGAACTTCTTGGACAGAAGGTAATGATTTAAACACAGGAAGAATAGACTGTTCTACTTTTGGAACATCTACAGCCGGAGTATTATGCGGTGGTCAAACTGGTCCAGGAGCACCGAACACTGTTGCAAACGTAGAATTATATAATGGAACATCTTGGTCAGAATCAACAGATTTACCAAGCGTAAACCAAGAAATGAGTAGTGTTGGTGTAAACACTGCAGGCTTTATAGTTGGCGGATCAGTTGATACTGACCCTAGCACTAAGAATACTACATTTGAATGGGATGGTTCAAGCTGGACAGCTGGTGGTAACTATCCAGTTAATATGAAATATGGATGTGCGTTTGGAACTCAAACTAGCGGAATAGCGGCTGGTGGAGAAAAAATACCTGGAGGAACTACTGGTATAGCGTGTCATTATAATGGCTCAAGCTGGACAGAAGTTACAGAAATGGGAACAGGAAGAAACAGTGTAACAGCAAACGGAACTTCGGGACTTGCAGGTTTTGCTGCAGTAGGTTATCCTAACTCAACAGCAACAGAATTTTGGGAAGTCCCAGTAACAAATAAAACAATTACAATAAGTTAATATGGCAAAATTAAAAGAAATAAGAGGAACTAGTGTACAGTCTGTAGCGGTAGACCCGGCAGAGTATGCAGGAGTTTGGGTAAGTACACCAAGTTTAAACGCAGCATGTAGAGAAGGTGGTGGATCAGGTGGTCCAACAACTGCAATCAATGTTGGTGGTTATCCTTATCCAATGACAAACGAACATTGGAATGGAACTACTTGGGCTACGTTTACTAATTTAGGAACTCAAAGAGGGAAGAATGCTTCAGCGGGAAGTTACACGAACGCCATAGTAGGTAATGGATCAACACCAGGAACTCCTGGAATTGGTATTCTTAATTTAGTAGAAACTTGGAACGGTAGTTCTTGGACAGAAATAACTGAGATTAACAGTATTCGAGATTCAAATGCTATGTCAGCAAACGGAACTAGCACAGCAGTACTTTATTTTGGTGGTAATTATAGCCCAGGAGTACAAGCATTAAATGAAAAATGGAATGGTAGTTCTTGGTCAGAGGAAAACGATTTAAACACAGCAAGATCTTATCTTACTGGTATAGGAACTTCTACAGCTGCGCTTGCAGTTGGTGGAAGCCCCGACACAGCAAAAAACGAAAAATGGAATGGAAGCACTTGGTCAGAAGAAGCTGACATGAACACAGCAGGAGATTACATGGGTGGTAGTTCAGGAACTCAAACTTCAGCACTAGTGTTTGGTGGCGATCCTGGAAACACAACTAAAACAGAATCTTGGGATGGAACAAGTTGGACTGAAGTAAATAATTTAGGAACAGGAAGAGATTCATTAAAAGGAGCAGGTTCTAATAACACATCTGCTTTAGCATATGGTGGATACACATCTACAGATGTAGCTAACTCAGAAGAATTTTCTTTTCCATCAGCACCCGTAGTACAAGAAGGGGACATGTGGTTTAATACAACTACAGTATCCCTAAAAGGTTTTGCAGCATCCTATCCTTCAGGAACGTGGAGTTCAGGTGGTGCAATGAACACTGGTAGAGAAGGTGGAGGAAACTTTTTTGGTCAACAATCAGCAGGTGTAGCATTTGGTGGAACACCAGGACCAGGTCAATACGTAGAACATTATAATGGTACATCTTGGACTGAAGCAGGAAATGATTTACCAGCAAGTGGAGGACAAGGTGGTGGCTCAGGATCACAAACTGCAGGATTAGCTTTTGGATTTATGCCAAGTGATAATGATGGTGCTTTTAAATATAATGGCACAACTTGGACAGCAACAGGAAATTTAAATACAGGAAGAAATACTGGTATGGGTTTTGGAGGAACACAAAATACATCAATGTATGCAGGTGGTTATCCCGACACAGCCGCTGTAGAAACTTTTAACGGATCTACTTGGAGTGAAGTATCAGACTTAAATGACTCTAGAAGACAAGGAAGTGGTGGCGGAGGTCAAGCTGCAGGATGGGTTGCAGGTGGTTACGGAGGTTCTCCATCAACTAACTCAAACCAAACAGAAACTTGGGATGGTGCTGCGTGGACAGAAGCAAATGAGATGAACACAGGTCGAGCCTATTTAACAGGTGGCGGTGAAGCAACCGAGGGTTTAATTTTTGGAGGTGGTCCAATATCACCAGGTACAACAGCTAAAACAGAATATTGGAACGGTACGTCTTGGACAGAAATGAATGATATGGCTGCTCCATCAGAAACTTCTTTTGGTACAAATCTTGGTACGGCTAAAGCATCATACAGAGCGTCTGGCCGTATAAGTGGTACGATATCCACTACTACAGAGGAATGGAATACTTCTGGAACTGTACAAACTATAACAACTTCGTAGTTGATTTTTTTATAGAAAGACTATATATACAAGTTAGAAATGAAAAAGGAGATAATATGAACAAAGAAAAACGCAATATTGCGACTAAGTTAGAAACCGAGTCTAAGTATTTAACTAATATATTAGATAAAGATGACGTCAAACATTTTAAGAAATTAATACCCGAACTACAAGATACATGGATGAAGAAACAAATGTTTCGTACAGAAACAGAAATGAGATTCTCTGTGTTATCAGATAATAAATATCCAACCAAAGCTGCAAAGTATTGGCAATCTGTAAGAGAGCAAAATACACACTTTGAAAATTTAGTGCATCTATCATTTGAAGCTAGAAAAAATGATGTTGAGATTGAAAAACTAAAGAGAGATATTAAAAAAGAAAAAGACCCATTAGAGAGAGATCTCAAACAGATAGAGTTAGAACAAAAGCTATATTCTAAAGCAAGTATGGAACTAGTGGCTAAACACAGAATGAGAGAAGTGTCCACATGGTCTAAACTTAAGAAAGAGTTTGATGATGGTCAGTTTGATAAGAATGATGTAAACACGCATCAGGCTAAATCATATTTATTAAGACTACAAAATCAAAAAGCAACTATTACTCCAGGCACATCACAACCTGAAGTGTTTAATGTATTAGGACAATTAGAGGCTTTAGAAAAAGGTTTGAAAGAAAACACTTTATCTTTAGACAGTAAGAAAACTAAAAAATTAAAATGAACATTGGCGTAGTAAGTTTAGGTCAAACAATTTTAAAGTATCAGGTTCCTCTAGAAATATTCGTAGGGCTTAATGAACTTTACGAAAAACAAAAAAAACAATTACCGAAAGCCAACAAACAATTAGTAGGTAAAATAGTTGACGAGGTATCCCTACACTATTCAGGTCCTGACACTGATAAAATGACCAGGCACAATTTCTTACCACAAGATATATTAAAGTGGTTTATGTCTGTATTTGACCATTATTTAGATTTCAATAATATTGGTACAGCAGATAAGTCTATTAATTCTATTTGGGTTAATGAAATGAAAGCACATGAGTATAATCCTGTGCACATTCATCAAGGTAGATTATGGACAGGCTTATCGTCCGTAATGATTATGAAGTTACCAAAAGATACAGGTGTAGAATATTCTGCAGAACAAAAACCCATGAATGGGAGATTGCAAATTATTGGAGCTTCTAATGGTCAGTTTGCTAAAACAGATTATTCTCCTGATATAAAGATAGGAGACTTTTATGTTTTTCCCTATGACATGAGGCACTGTGTATATCCATTCAACGGAACAAAAGAAACAAGAAGAACTTTAGTTTGTAATGTAGATGTTGATTACAATCCTGTAGCATCACGAACTGGATCAGAAATGAAACTATGATATTAAAAGTACCTACATGGCAATCGTATGTTGCTACAACAACCAAGCCTATGTTTACACCACAACAATGCAAAATGATTATGGATGCAGGGCATCAATGCGCACCTGAACATGCAAAAGTTGGTGGTGGAAGTAAAGGAGAACATGACACAAAGAAAAGAATAACAACTATATCTTGGATACCTTTTGATAAATTACCAGAAATGTATAAAACTATTGATAATCAATTATCGATTGTAAACTTAAATCATTTTATGTTTGATGGTGTGAGACTTACAGAACCAGCACAGTTTACAGTTTATCCTAAAAAAGGTTTCTATGACTGGCATATGGATCTTAATGCTTTTGGGGGTGACGGAACTCAACCCATACGTAAGATATCAATGACATGTTTATTGTCAGATCCCTCAGAGTTTGAAGGTGGAGATCTTTTGTTTGCAGACGCTGGTAATAAAAAACCTATTCCTTTGCAACAAGGACAGGCAATATTCTTTGCGTCTTTTTTAAGACACCAAGTATCCCCTGTTAAAAAAGGCACAAGAAAATCTTTAGTAATGTGGTTTGGTGGGCCACCGTTTAAATGAACCGTAAGATTTTATTTCCAACTCCTGTTTATTTTAAAGACATACCAGACTCAAAAAAACTCAATACGTATTTATTAAAAGAAATAAAGAAATGGAAAAAAGCATATCCAGAAGGAGAAAAGAAAACTAACTCTGGTTTTGGTTGGCACAGTCCTACAGACATGGATCGTAAAAAAGAATACAAACCATTAATAGAAGAATTATTTAAGATGGCTTACGACTGTAATAAAGATTACGGTATTACAGGTAGACTAGGACTTGGTAATATGTGGGCTAATGTTAACCCAACGTACAGTTACAATAAAACACATACACACCCTAACTCTATGTGGTCAGGTGTTTATTACATCAAAGCGCCCAAGAACTCAGGCAAACTATTTTTAGAAGACCCTAGACCAGGACCTAATACACACATGCCTAGAAGAGAACCAAACATACCAGAACAATTATGGAGAGTGTGTGCTTACGATGCTGTAGAAGGACGTATGATCTTCTTTCCATCTTGGCTTCCACACGGTGTCGATATAAACATGAATACAGAAAAAGGTGAGAAAAACTGGAGAGTATCAGTATCTTACAATTTTATACAAATACCAGAATGAGTTTTAAAAAAAATAAATATCAAGTTATACGTTCAGCCATACCAAAAGACCTGGCTGACTTTGCTTATAGGTATCTACAAATATCTGCAGACGCAGACCACTGGATGTTAACTAATGGTGCTACACACGAAGGAAACCCATTAGTAGGCAATTTTAAAGATCCACAAGTGCCTAACTCTTATGCCAAATATAGTGACAGAGTTATGGAAACTTTACTGATTCAGACCATAGATATTATGCAAAAGAAAACAGGACTAAAACTAATACCCACATACTCTTACACAAGACTATATAGAAAAGGTAATATTTTAAAACGACATAAAGATAGACCTAGTTGTGAGATATCCACCACTCTTTGTTTAGGTGGCGATAACTGGCCTATATTTATCGATCCTACGGGGTCTGACAACGTCATAGACGAGTATAAGAACATACATAAACCTGATGCACCAAAAGGCACAGAAGTTAATTTAAAACCTGGTGATATGCTTATATATTCTGGCTGTGATTTAGAACATTGGAGAGAGCCTTTTGAAGGTGAACTATGTGGCCAAGTATTTTTACACTATAATCATGCAGATGGACCGTTTGCAAAGACCAATTTGTATGATAAAAGACCTCTATTGGGCGTGCCCAAAACTCGTTGATCTACAACGCGATTTAATATAATCTACACAAAACAGGAATTTCTATGCTACAAAAATTAGGCTTTTTGCCAGGCTTTAATAAACAAGTTACTCCGACCGGGGCTGAGGGACAATGGACCGGAGGTGATAACGTTAGATTTAGATATGGCTCACCTGAAAAAATAGGTGGGTGGAAACAACTTGGTGCTACTAATCTTACTGGTGCAGCTAGAGCCATACACCACTTTGACGATAACGCAGGTATCAAATACGCTGCTATTGGAACAAACAGAATTTTATATGCATACTCAGGCGGTACCTATTATGACATACACCCTATAAGAACTACATTAACAGGCGCAAACTTTACCAGTCAGGCTGGACAAAAAACAGTCACTGTAACATGCACCGGGGCTCATGGATTACAAGACGATGATATCGTATTATTCGAAAGTGTAACAGGTTTATCAGGTTCAACTTTTTCTAACGCTACTTTTGAAGACGTTAAGTTTATGGTAACATCAGTACCTACAACAACTACATTCACAATTACTATGGAGTCAAATGAATCTGGCACTCCTCTGTCCACAGCTGGATCTGCTTCTGTGTTGTGCTACTTTACTGTAGGACCAGCACAACAAGTTGGTGGCTTTGGTTGGGGTACAGGACTATGGAGTGGTACGGTAGCTGGACCAGCAACAACTACACTAGCGTCTACTATTAATGATACTGTAACTGATATTCCTCTAACCGACACATCTCAGTTTCCCGCTACAGGTGAAATTAGAATTGGCACAGAAGACATTAGTTATACAAATAATAATACGACTACAAACATATTAAGTGGTGGTGCTAGAGAAGTTAATGGTACTACAAAAGCTGGCCACACTGGTGGTGTAACTGTTACGAATATATCTGAATTTGTAGCATGGGGCGAGGCTTCATCTGCTGACTTTACA